ATGGTAGATATGGGTGGAAAGAAGCCTTTAAGAATTTCTATTGAAAAAATCGTTGATGGTTCTTGGTGTCCTAAAGGTTATAGTGGAACTTTCATGATTAGCAAGGAATACTTGGAATATTTGAAAAAGCTCCACAACACAAGTAAAAGGATTGAGGAAATTGAAAACGAATCTAAGGAGTTGATTACCCTTGGTGAAATTAATAAACTTTCAAAGGTTTACTATTTCAAGATGCACAAGTTCTATATTTCAGTCCATAAGTGGAGCGGGAATAATAGGTACTTTAAGGCAATTGAAGCTAAAATCAAGATTAGACCTTTGATGAATTACAAAGGTGTGATGGGTCATTGTGCTAATGATTCCACATTTGACAAGAATGAATTTATGGATAAGGCAAAGGACTTTGTAACAAACCCCTAACTTATCAACAATCTATTAACAACTTTTTTGAAATTTTTTTATCTTTACTCTTGTTTTTGCTTCAAAAAGTTTTTATATTGTAGGTATAAAAGAAACAACAATCCTAACAAGGAGTAAACACTATGAAGAAGATGAACTACAAAGAACTTTGCAATATGCTCAATGTAACTGACAAGGACATTAAAGCTAGAATTGAAGAAGCTAGCAAGCAAAATGAACCTGTATATGAAAGTGAGAAGTATGGATTTGATTGGATTGCCAAAGTTGTGAATCCAGGTTGCAAGCTTACTGCCACCGAACTTGGTCATATTTGGAAATCGCTCAATTGGGCAAATAAAAGTCAATATCCAAAATATTTTGAACTCAAATCTATTGCTGCTTGCTTGTTCATGTATCGTGTTGAAGAGTTGAACGAACCTTTCACAAAATAATCACTTAACTATGCCGGGTCTGCAAGAATTAGCCATTGACTACTCCATTATTTCATATTCCATTGTCAATGCCTGCAAGCTAATTCCTCGGCAATAAATTTCTTTATTATATATGTCATATTGTCTCCTGTAAATGACATGACAATCGCCCCCTGAGATAGCATCAACGGGGGCATTTTTTAGTTTAAAGTGAGAAATAATTTTAATTCTTGCACTTGACAATTTCTTTCAAATTAGTATCTTTTATACATAATAATGAAGGTTGTAGAATCTTCTTATTCGTCCGAACCCTTATGGGTAGAGTGTATTTCTCCGTTAATTAAATGTGTTAGAAGTTGCTTTACCTTGGGTAAGGCAACTTTTTTAATTAACACATAACAAATGGAGAAAGCACAATGCTTAAATTCAAAAGACGGAAATAATTTCCAACCTACACTATTGTCACAAGCTATTCAAAATCCTGAATCTATTAATGAAACAGATAAGATTTTGGTAGATGATGATATTCAAACAAAGTCTAAAGGACTTTTCCCAAAGACTATGAATGGCAAATCATTCTTAGCTCTTATAGGTCACGAAGCAGACCTATCAAACATTACATTATTAAGACAAGCCCAAATAAACTTTATAAATTCTTGGGTTGCTAATCCTACAAATCCAACAATTTTTCCACTAAGCCTACCTAGTGATGATTTGGCAAATGCTTTATATTCAGAACAAACCAATAATCAAATGAATCTTTCAAAGAAGATTTATCTTGATACTGCTGCAAAGCTATACAAATCGTTGAACACGAAATTCTCTAGCAAACTTTCTAATTGGATTACGCTTGACGAATTGAAACACTTGTACATTGATTCACTTAAAGAACTAATGAATGAAAGTGAAACATTTGTTGAAAACAAATACTTTGTTCCAAAACATATTGAAGATGGCTTGAATGAATTGCATGGTTTGATTTCCAATAGAAAGGTGAAGGTACATTATGGTCACGCGGGTTGTGGTAAATCTACGAGTGTGGTTAATGAATGTACCAAAGATAAAAAATGTGTAATTGTTAGTTTGTCTAATACGATTTGTAATATGTTCAAACAAAAGGTAAATCACATACAAACTTGCAGTTGTTCCAAAGCAAATATTCTTTTTGCTAAAAATAAGGAAGATATTTTCACCAATGCAGATATTATCGTAATTGATGAATTTAGTCAATGGGGTTTTGAATGGCTTCCACTTTTGAACAACATACTTAAATGTAATCCAAATGCTGATTTCTACATTATGGGTGATGTAGACCAAATACCTACATTCCTTAGTAGTGGTTCGTTACTTTATTCAATAATCAATGAATTTCCAAACAAAGTAGAAGAGCATAAGACACAATATAGATTTGCCAATGTACCTGAATATCGTGACTTGGTTAATGATATTTTGAATAACCAACTCAAACCAAACTTGGTAATAGGTGAATTAAATGACTTTGTTCTAAAGAATACAGATTGCTTTATTTGTGGAACGAGGGATAATGTTAGTTTTGTCAATAAGAGAGCTTTGTGTGCAAGGTTTCCAGACAAGATAAACTTTAATTCAACCTTTACTAACAAATTCAATATTTTACAAATTACTGATGGTGAAGTTCCTTTAATTGCTACAACAACTACAAAAATCCGTGGTGCTAATGTTTATAGAAACACTAGATATAAGGTTAATAGCATACAAGACGATGAGGTGATTCTTAAATCACAAGTAGATGGTTCTTTGGTTTTGTGTAAGGAAATGGATATAAACATAAACTTTGATTTTGCTTATGCCATAACTGTTAACAAAGCCCAAGGGCTTGAATGGGAAAATGTGTGTTGCTATATCACAAGTTCGGATTGGAACTTAAAATCATATAATGCCCTTTATGTAGCCTTGACAAGAGGAAAACATAACATTATTATTGCTAGTGACGGACATGTTGATGATAGTAATAGGATGAGTGTGAAAGACCTTCAAAACATTTTAAATATCAAATACAAGTTCTATAACAATTTCAATGAATAATTAACAATTGGAGAAATACAAATATGAAAGATGTTGCTTTAAACAACAAAATTAATGCTATTCGTGAACAATTCAATGACAAGTTGAATGACAATATGAAGTTGTCAAACAATAAATACCGGATGCGAGTTCTTTTGGTTTCATAGTGACCAATGGGTTAAGCTAAGAGAAAAGACAATCCTTGAAAAAGGTATTTGTTGCATTACGGAATATTGTAATGGTAATGACAAACCTGGCGAAGCTAAGACGGTAAATGCTTCAAACTTTAGTAGATTCTTTAACACAAGTAATGGCTATGATTGGGAAACATTCGTAAAAGATATTCTTTTAGCTAAGAAAGTTGTGTTAGAAGAAAGATTACACGCAAACCAAAACAAGAGTGAAGCTACTTTAGCTATTGACCATATTATTAACGGGGGTGATGATACTAGAACAAAGAATGTTAAGTTGTTCACCTCCTACAAATTTAGGAACAAATATACAAGTGCCGACGATGATTTTATATTCAATAGAATGTACAAAGACAAGGATAAGAACTTGTATGTAAATCTTTGTAACAAGTTGTATCAAGTACAAATTAAAAAAGGTACTGAAAGAGAATTGTTGGGTAATACACTTGATGATGAAACACAATTCTGGCCAGCTTTCTTTAAACAATTCAATAATGACTTTGATAGTTGGGCTAAATTGACTTATCAAACTATTGAGGGCTTTGATTGGGATAATGAACCTGTCAGCTTGGAAGAAAAGTTAATGAATGCTGGTGTTCCTAGAATATTCCTAGAATGTCTTAGTATCAATATTAATCAAATTGGTATTGATGAACCTACTGGCAATGGTAATACAACTAAGAAGAAATGGTATTATGGTTCTTGTGCAATTGTTCCTGACAATGGTAAAGATAGCACTTGGAGCTTGGAAGACCAAATTCAAGTTTTAAGCAAGAGATTATTATTGCCTGTTGATATTTCTCGTACAAAGACAATTCCTACATTTAGTAATGATGATAAGGAAATTGCAGTTAAGCACTTGACATTACCAATGGCTTTCAAACAAACTAGCGAACCTAAGTTGCCTAGTGAATGGGAACGATTCTTTGGTAATGGTAGATTCTATGATGAAAAAATGGATAAACTAAAAATTGCCCATTTCATTCATTGTGTTCTTAATGCTAAATTCACTGGCCGTCAAGTATTGGTCATTGGTGGTCAAGGTAATGATGGTAAGGGTGTTTTCTTGAACATTCTTAATGACTTGATTGGCGAAGAATATGTAAGTAATATGGCTGTCAGTGACTTTACGCCTGAAGATAGATTTGGACTTGTAAAGGCATTTAACAAGAAATTACTTTATCTAAGTGATTGTAAGAGTGTATCTGGCTTATTCAATTCAGACAAGTTCAAAGCATTGAGTGGTGGTGATATGATTACCCTTGAAAAGAAGAATTTGAACCCTATCAATTGGAAGCCACAAGGTCTTTGTGTAGCAATAGCAACTAATAATTCATTTTATGTAAATGATGAACACGGTAGAACTAGGGCTATGCCTATTGTCTTTAGAAAGAACTTTGAAGAAAAAGATATTATTCCAAAGGGTGAAATGATTTCTAGACTATTAAGTCAAAAGAAAGAATTTATCCAATGGTGTGTAGATTACCGTCAATGGATGATTGAACAATACCCACAAATCTTGAATGGTGAAGCACTCTTGATGTGTACAGACGATGATTTGGATAAACTAAAAGGTCAATACGATGCCTTTACTTTATTCAAGAACATGTGCGAAAAGCAAAAACTAGGTGATAGAAAGTTCTGTAATTGGAACGCAAGTTCCGAAGAAGAGGAAGCTACCCAAGAATATGTGAACAACTTATTTGATGAACATTTGCCAAACATCATTGAAAACCACATTATTCAAAATGCTAGTGATAACTATGGTGTTTTCAAGATTACGGATATTCTTGAAGCTATCAATGATATAATTGAAGTGAACTATGACCCTGTTCAAAAGACCAAGATAAGTGCTAACGAACCTCTTAGAAAAGGCTTGTTCCAACTTTATGAAGTTACTAAGGTTACTTGCAATAACAAATGTCCAGTTAAAAATGCTATCCTAAAGTGGTTGCAAACAAAGGATGAGTACATTACAAGTTACTATAACGATACAAATTACAACTTGAACGGTAAAAGGACTAGGGGTTGCATTTTACTAAAGCCTGATGTGGAAAGTGACTTTAAGGACACTGATGCCAAACTTGAAGATTATTTTTCTAAAATAAGTCCTTAAAAACGGGTTTTACACAACTTTCACACAACTTTACACAAAAAAAGTTGTGTGAATTTTTTGCCTTTTTTAGCCCAAAATCGCCACTTTTTATTAATTTACACAACTACACAACTTTTTGGAACATTTTCTATATTCTAATTTAAATTAAAAAAAAATTGTTGAAAGTTTATAAAATATCTAGAGAAAGAATAAGGAGATATAGCTATGAGTATTAAAGAAACAAGAATTAGATTACCTATAGTTTTATGGCAAACTATGAGTGATTCTAAGAAAAAGGAACTGCAAAAGATGTGTGGTAAAGATTCACCATACAACATTGACGAGGTAGAAGGATTCATTATAAGCCTTATGGATTTCTATTGTATTCCAACATTGGAACAATACAAGAAATTCCCAAACCAATACAAAACCCAATTATGGGGTGGAATGTTGGATAACGGTGTTCCATTGAGGGTTATAAGGGAAATGTTCGCAAATAACACATTGTACAAATACAAAACATTCCTAGTAAGGAGAAATTACGAATGAAAAAGACAACAATAGTACAAACATACCTAAACACGCACAATTGTAACAATATTGTAGTATTCAATTGGATGATGTATAACTACGAAAAGCTACAAAAACTATTCTCTGAGCCCCGAATCTATCATAGTGATACTTGGTTTAGGGAACTAGAAAAAGAAGCCCTTAGCGACCCCTTTACGGCGGTTATAAGCGGTAATGGTAAATGGAAAGTATGCGACAAGACAAAGGAGTAATCAAAATGACACAAGACGAAGAAATAGCAAAATTGAAAGAATACCTTGTAAAGACACTCAAGATTGTAGATGAATTACAGGAAAAAGTTAAACAATTAGAAGAAAAGGTAGGTCAAGTCCAAGTTCCAAAAGGTGATGGTCTGAGTGACTTGTACCCTTGGATAGATGATTTATGTTGCTAGGAGGCACTATGATAAGCAAAGAATTTAAAGAATATTTAGAAATGGGTTTTCAAAACATCTATGATTCAATACCTTGGGATAAAGAAGTAACATTTGACAAGGTGTTAGAAACTCACGATAATTTGGTAGAAGTTTGGGAATACTACTTTTTAGATACTGATGTATGGTATGAAGGCTACAAATTGATTTGTGAATCACTTGGTGATTGTTACTTTATGTTTGATACTGATGGGCCAGAACAAAGTATGATAGGTTATGAACTTGCCGATTTGGTAAAAGGTTCAAATGACCCTATAATACTTAAATTAGACAAGGAATTTAAGGCTTGGTCTAAAAAGAAAGAAATTCATAAAGACTTTAATGAACATTTTGAAGGGATGTTTAAACCAAGTTGGAAAAGCGAATAAAGTAAGTTCAACTACAAACAAATTATGCACTACTCACACAATGGGTGGTGCTTTTTAGTATATTTGAATATAAATAAAGTATAAGACAAGGAGAAGTAAAGAATGAACGAGCTACGAAGATTAATGACTGAGTATAAAGAAGCTAATACCCAATTCTATGATTGCCTAAAACTCGGTGATGATAGGTATGAGTTGTATCAAAAACAAATGAAAGTAATATGGGCTAAAATCAGGATTGAACTAGACGATATTTGCTCATTAAGTATGGATGATATTCAAACTATTGCTGAAATAGCCAGGGAACAGGCAGACGAATATTACAAGGGTTGTGTTAATTTATATTCAAGATTCAATGTAGGAGATAAAAGATAATGATTAAGCTACAGATAGCTGAATACAAGTCATTTGACCAAGTGAATATGTGCGACCGATACCGATACACCTTGGAGCTTGACGGAAGGTTAATGTTACAATTTGAATCAATGAATGTTTCCTTGCCTGATGACTATGTAATCAAGAAGCTAATGAGTTCACTAAGACTATTGACAGACCTTGACTTGGAGCATTATAGAAGATTCAATATTGACATACTCGGCATTAGTAAGAAGGTGATATTTGAACAAGAGGTGTCAGACCATATCTTGAAAGACCTAAAGATACAGAAAAGGATTGAAGAATTGAAAAAAGACTTTGACGAATAAATAAAAAAAAGAGGTATAGAATGAAGCAGAAAAAGATTAAGATTAGAGATGTGAAAGGCTTGTTGTACGGTACGGACAATAACAATACAACAAAGAAAGAAAAGCTTCAAATGAAAATCTATGAACTATATAACGAAATTTCATCCATTGAATGCCGAGGAGCAAAATGGACTTTTAATTTAGCTACTGGTGAATGTGAATTCGTTCCTAGAAAATTGAGCAAGGATGAAGAACAGAAATTGAATGAATTGAAAGCTGAACTAAAGAAGTTAGAAGTTAAATTGAAAATAGCAGAATTGGAAAAGGATTTTAAAAATGAGCAAGATTGAGCAATTACTGAAGCGTTATGAACACATTCGCAAGGGGTGGGTCAATTCACGTACGCCAGAAGAAGAGCAAGAATGGTATGACAAGCTCCAGATGATTGAGAAAGAGATTAAGGCTTTTAAAGCCCGTAAAGGTGGTTCTGACCTAGGTTCGGAAGTTATGGCAAAGTATATTGGTCTAAAAGAAAAAGGTTCTCAGGAGGGCTAAAATGCGGAAGAAAGAAACGGATTCAAACACACAGAAGAAGAAAAAGAGAAATTACGAATAGCTAGAAAGAAGTATCTTGAAAAGAATGGTACACTTTTTGACATAAGTGAAAAAGATGATAAGAAAACTTATATGAGGGAATATCAGCGTTTATGGCGAAAGAGAAATCCCCATTACTACAGGGATATGGCAAGAGCAAAGAAGAAAAAGAAAGATATTACAGAAGAATTATAAATATTTTAACGAGAATTATTAAGAGAGGTATTAAAATGACAAAGGTCGAAATTGACATCAGAGAAATTAAAGAAGATTTGAAAGACATTAAAAATACATTGGCTAAAATGCAAGAAGCTATAAAGAGAATTGAAGACAACTATCCGACAGCATATCAGTATGGCACAGGACTTCCATTTCCTTTTTCAGTACCTTCAACACAGGCTTGCAGCGGATATGGTAGTGGTATAAATAAGGTATAATTCATTTTATTTCTCCTTAATGCCCTGGGCGATTGCATCAATCAGGGTATTTTTAATTAGGTATAATTCATTATGATTAGAAATTATTTGTTGTTGTTGAATGCGTTATTGAAGAAAAGGAAATGGCAAAGCGAAGTCCTTTGGAAAATGTTGGAAATGATTGCCGAGGAATTACACAGCAATAACATTGATTCTGTACAAGTCTTCAAGGAAATATACAAATATGCTACAAAGTGCAAGACATATACAGAACTTGAAGACTATTTAGATAAATTTACATACTGACCCCTTGACCAATTATTTTAGAATTAAATATACAGAAATAAAGGGTGATGCAAGCTTGAAGCAATCACCCTTTCATATTACATACCCAAAAGTCGCTCTATCCTGCTCTTTTGCTTTTCTTCGTTAGTTTTATCCTTTTTGAAGAATGAAGTCCCTAAAAGACGATTAATATTTTCAATAGGACCAGCACTTCTTCCGAATTCTGGTCTGCCAGAAGCATTTGTCAAGTATGTCTTTAAAGACTCAGGAGTCTTATATTTAAAGCTTCTGATTAACCAGTTCATGAAGGATTCCTTGTCTGGGAATCCTAGTTGTCTTAGTTCAGAAGGTGTCAAGCTTCTCAAGTCACCGTCTTTTGAAAGAGCTTCTGCTTTCTTTAGAAGCAATTTGTCTTTTATAGATTCTGTGGCTTTGTCTTGTAGATTCTTTATTTTCTGAATAGCATCAGTCTTTCCATAGTTACTCCTACTGAAAGACAAGCCTTGCAACCAATCAATAAATTCTTTATCAGAAATAGCTTCGTCTGGCATTGTGGAAACAGATTCAAAGACTCCGCCACTCTTTGCATTACTCTTTGCAGGGTCTGTAGAGAATTGTATTACGCCTTTTGGAGTAAGCATATGATATTCAAGTGGGTCATCTTTACCTCTTATTATATTATATCTAAAAGGCTTTCCTTCAAGCATTTCCTTATTAACTTTCTCTGCCTTGTTAGTTGCTTCGTCAATCATCTTTTGTACAGAACGGTTACTGCCCTTTGGCAACCCTCTTCCAATTCTTGACAACATACCTTCAAGAATTTGTGGTGTTCCAAGGTTGATTGCTGTACCTTCAGCAGTTCGCACAAATGCTTCTGGTATGCTTTCATCGTTAAATGCTACATTACCGGTTTCAGTAATAGCAGGAGCAGCAACATTACCATAAAGATATGATACAAGTGGCTTGTACATTACTTTTGTTGCAGGTAAAGCTCCTGTTCCAGTCATTATTAGGTTAGCTGCTACATCCGTAGCTAATGGACCAGCTAAAGAAAAATCTTCATCGTTGAAGTGGTTCTTTGCATATTCTTTAGATACTGGTAACATGAAGTCTACTAACTTCTTAGCCCCAGGAACTTCTTTATATCCAAATGGTGTCCATTGCTGTGAAGGTTCTTTGCCTTCCCATATATCTTCAACCGCCTTTTCAGTCTGCGTATTTCTTACATCTTCAAGATACTTCTTGAATTCTTCACCTTGTTCGGAGTTAATGAAGTCAGTCCATTTCATTGTGTTAGGATTGTACATGTGAAGGTTATAAGCTATTTGCTGTAATTTAGCATCATCATCAACATTATACATGTTACTGTTGATGAAATCCTGCAACTTCTTTGCATCACCTTCAGTAGCTCTCAGCTTTTCACCCTTGACATTATCGTAAGCATCTCGCCAATTAAATTTATATCCGCCTTTCTTGACAACATCTTCTGGCGTTGTATTTACTTTCTTCACATATAAGTCTTGACCTTTCTGTTGCATGACTTCATTGGCAGCTTTTTCTTGTTGTAATATATTATTAGCTTTATCAAAGTCACCATTCTTTTTATTGAGCCTTTGATAATAGGGGTCTTTTTCATTTAAAATGAACCTAGCCCATTCCAAGTCTTCTTTTGATGGTGCATTTGCTTCACCCTTTTCATAATCATGAACCCAGTTCAATTCTTCTTGGGTCAAGTCTTTAGGGTCTTGACTCTTGTAGAATTCATACTCTTCCTTTGTAATAATGCCAGCCATTGTTATTTACCTCTCTTGTATTGTCTTTTGAGTGTAGATAAGATTCTTGAAGATATGCCTGCACTACCATTCTTATAGCCACGTTGCTTCAACCAAGCTTCAAAGGCACGTGCTTCAGCCTTTGACTCTTCTTTATCTTGAAGTTCACCAATCTTTACATCAAGTTGAGATACTTGTTCCGGTGTCAAGCTCTTATGGCTATTCTTAAAATCTATTAATTCTTTTGAAGTCTTAGCAGTTGTAAGAACTGTCTTGAGTTCACCAGCAAGTTGTTCAGTCTTAGTGCCTATACCATAGTTGCTATTGCCATTATTGGTTGAATCGGAGTCTAATTCACCCTTAGCAGCCTTTTCAAATTTTTCAAGTAAATCATACAATTCGCTAACATCAGCACCTATATTTTCGCCTTCAACTATTTTAGAATTAAGGTTGGAAATCTGTTGGTCAATACCTTCTACTGTACTTGCAAAAGGTGTACGCTTCCATTTATTTACTTCATTCTTGAATTTTTCAATAGCTTCTTTCTTGAGGTTATCGTTAGTTTCCTTAGTGTCTTGACGTTGTACATTCCATCTCCAAATTGATGTTGGGTCTGTAGAGTTAATCTTTTCTGCCTCAAGGGAAGCTATATCATCTATAGAGCCAGTGAAGTTGTTCAACTTTGCAATATTTTCATTGATGCGATTTTGAACAAGTTCAATTTGGGATTTAAGCTCTTCTATCCTAGCCTGTCTCTGTAGTTCTTTCTTAGCTTCTTCCGAAGCGGCTTCCAAGCTTTCGCCATATCCTTCAAGGTCAGGTTGTGCATCTCCACCGTGTCTATAATTTGGTACACTGAATTGGGCATTTGGTGTGTAGCCATTCATAGATGCAATACCTTGTTCAACAGGTGAGCCAGGAACTAATGCGGTATTTGGTCTATAACCTTGCATTTGTTCAGTTGCGATTTCAGATAAATCTTTTGGTGATATTTCCCAATCATAGTTGGAAATGTCTGGTTCTCTTCTAAAATTCCATTTGAAAGACATTATTGTTCACCCCCTTGCAATGTAGCAAGCTCTTTCTTGAGTTCTACTAGAAGATACTTGTCATCTTCAATAGATTTCTTGAGAGCTTGATATTCTTCAGTGTCCTTCTTCATCAAGGCACTCTGCTTTCTTGATTTCATGTAATCGTGAACCTTTGTACCGAATTTGAAAGCATTTTGTAATGCAGTCGCATTGGATTTTGTAGATTCATTTAACTCAGGGACAGCATCCCTTATTTGATATACTCCTGATACTGTCGGTGCTGTTGGTAATACATTTAATGCCATATAAATTAACCTCTTTAATATATTTATTAGAACCCGAATAGTGAAGCTATCCTTCCAAAGATTCCACTTGGTGCATTGTTACCTTTAGATGTACCTGAAGGGAATTTTGGTTGAACTCTTGCTGAAGTCTTGCTCATTGAAGTAGACTTGTTATTCCTAATGTTGTTCATTTCTCTTTCAAGTGAACCGCTAGTCAAGAATCTTTGAAATTGGTCAGGTGTTGCAGAATAAGTGTGCCATTGACCGCCCATCTTCAACCATGCAAGATTCTTGTCCTTGTCAAATGCCATATCTTGAATTACTGATGATTTAGCACCTAGATTCTTACGAGTTGTAGCATCCTTGTCAGTATAGCGTGGGTCTCTTTCTTCCACCTTCTGACCCATTTCTTTCCAGTTCTTCATTGTCTTTCTGTAAGGATAGTAAGTGTTCAAAAGTCTATTATGCTCTTCTTGTGTCTGTGCAGTAACATAAGGTATGTCGCTTAATGACATACTCCAATGAGCAGGTTGTTCTGTAGCTTGCACAGGAATTTCAATGGCAGAGAATGAACCAAGTTGGTCATCGACCATAGGCTCATCTTCCTTGTTGCCTTTGAGTACAGCACCTACCACCTTTGAGAATAGTGCCATAGTAACACCCCCTGTTAGCGATTACCGAATATTTGACTGAACCAATTCTTTTTCTTGTCAGTAGAATCGTTATCCAAGTAATTGTTGTAGATAGACGAAATGGTAGAAAAAGCATTATTGTTATTGACAGGTTGATTACTTTGTGTGTTATTTGCCTGAGTATTTGCCTGAGTATTTGCCTGTTCATTTTGATTATCAGCGATTTGCTTTACACCTTGTGCTATTAACATCCATACTGGTAGCATATAAATTAACCTCCTTTATTAACCAAACAAGCGACCAAGTAAGCCCTTGGCAGAATTGTTGTTGGCATTAACTTGTTGTACATAGTTGCTATAGTTCTGTGTATCGACATTGTTCTGATTTGTCAAGTTGTTGATGTAGTTGCCGTATGCATTCATCAAGTTGTCCTGAGCATTTTGAGCGACGCTCATCAAGTCCTTATTTTGGTTATAAGCATTTTCATAGGCTTGCTGGCCAGCATTGGCATTCATTTGCCATTCGCTAGCTTGCTGACTTCTGTCTTGCATATAGCGTTCATAAGCCTTGTCCCATTCTTCAGTAGCCAATGCTTGTTGCTTGGCAGCCATTGCATCTTGATAGTCTGAACTAAAGATGTCAGAACTTTCACGAAGTGCATTCATCGCATTCTTTATTCTCAAGTCGGCTGCCTTTGAATAGAAGTCTTCTACATTGCCTGTATATTCAAATGTGCCTGGGTCATAAGCTTCAGTATTTTCAAGATTGCTCAAGTAGTCATTGTACTTTGAAGCTGTATCGCCATAGGTGCTGGATGCAGTGTCATAGTAATCGCCATAAAGTTCTCTATTAGCGTCACTCATTGACTGAGCATAGTCTTGTGCATTCTTCAAAGCTGTATTGGCTGAATCTATTCTACTGCTCTGTTGCAATCCTAGCACATCTCCCGGATCCATTATGCCTTGGGCTGTGCTATCAGTAGGATTGGTGATTGACCAATAATTATTCCATAATGTCTTTGCAGATTGTTGAGCCATGATTATTCTCCCTTAGATATTTTGTCAATTACTTTGTTAAAATCATCGCTTTCTTCTGGTACGATAACTTCCACTTCTTCAGTATTTGATTCTTTTGTATCATCTTCTTCCTTTTCCTTTAGAAAGTCGATAAAGTCTTCAAGAATTTCTATGATATTTTCCTTTTCCATTTTTATTTACCTCTAGAATTGAATTATGAGAACGATTCCATTAGCGGTTATTGCTGTGTCCTGTAACTTTATAGTTCCGCCCTTCGACACTTCCACTATTGAATACCAAGTACGGTACTAGTTCAGTCCTGCGTTCAATGAATGAGTCAGGTAACGGCGATTGTCCTTCAACCCATTTCTTGAACAGTCTTATTTTTCCCAACTCAACCACTTTCCATTCGTTAGTGGTCGATAAGTCCCAAGTACCTGATAATGCTTGTACAACTTCTTCTAATGATGATTTGTAATTTATTACCATATTTACCTCTTATTAAATCGGATAATTAAGCGGCTGTATACGGATTGAACTGTCAGAGATTACAAAGTCAGTTGGCTCTGAATAAGAGATACGAATTACGCATTGTCTGTTCATTCCCAAGTTCAACCATCTAAGACGTACAGCATATTCACCCCTTCTACCACAAGAAGATTCAATGACATTGCTATAAGTATAACCGCCATCCTTGGAAATTTGCAATAGAGCCTTTGCAGGTCTGCCATATTCATTCATAGCACCAGTGTTGCATTCAGCAGTCAATTCTTGCAAAATAAAAGGCTTGAAGTCTGCTGTGATTACAGGTGTCTGTCTCATTCTCAATATTGGCAATCTATTTTCACTGTCAAAGTCTTCGTAATAGTAATCTTCATCAAGTTCATAAAGGTTACCAGATTCTGAACTGCCTGTCACAATCTTGTTGTTCCACCAAGCTGCATACAAAGGCATATAGTTCTTGTTCTTTCCTGTATAGAAGTTACGAGAACTGCGAATGTGCCATTGATTTGTAGATACATCGTAGACATAGCATTCGTTATCTATCGAGAACAAGTAGAAGCTGTGATTATTTTTACTATAAGTCCAACCCTTGACTGACTTCACATCATTATTTGCTAGAATCTTGTCCAACCATAGAGGGCTAATCTTTTGGACTGTGGTATCGTTAATCATCAATACACACTTGGCATTTGCCTTTCCTGTACCTATACAGAATTGAGAATGATTAACAGAAGCTAACGAATATGGTGCTTCCAATCCTTGTTCCTTGTTGATTGTGTAGCTTGTGCGTTGCCAAGATTGATAGGATTCAGCATCACCCTTTTGCCAAAATTCAATGGAGCTGGGGCCGAACATTGTCAATAAAGCTCCAACAGAAGAAATAGCAACACATTTGTCAGACGATGATGAAGCGTTGAAATATTTTTGCACTCCGTAATCGTCCAAGAAGCAATAAGTACCAGAATCAACTTCCATTGTGTCCACAGCACCACTATCTGTGTATTGGACTTCGTCATCAACAATCTTGAACACATTTCTCTTTTCGGTATTCAAAGGGAACTTGATAGAATAATATGTGAATGAGCTACCCTTGTCATTCAATACGATTGTACCATCGACAACAGCAATATGTGTAGGTTGAATGTAGGTATCGTCTTGGTCAATTCTTTGTGGTAATGTAATGTCTACTGTTGTACCTTCTTTCAAGTTATACCCGTGAATGTCAGTTCCATCAACCCATAAAAGTATTGCACGTTCACCACCGGATTCAGCGAATTGGACTGTATTACCGAGAGCATACTGACCAATTACTTCATCATTCAATGAAGAGTCTATTCTGTGAATATTTCCTTTGTATGCAACGAATAGGCATTGTTCATAGTCCATATCAGACAAGCCTGTAGAAGGTACATATAATCCATCGCAACTTCCATTGTCGCCTAAGGAACTAAAGTATTTGATGCCAGGACAACTTTGCATAAAAGTACGCTTAATATCGTCTTCAGTATTTGTTTCTGTAAACAAATTACGAGAAATTGCAGAACCTTCTATGTTAGGGGCTGCCATAGCATAGTCAGTACCACCCACCAAGCTGTAAGTAATTCTGTTAGCCATAAAATGTTACCCCCATAGTCTGCCAGAAGTTAAATCCCAATAATTTCTGTTGTAATCGTTATTTCCGTAACCTTGATAGAGCATAGGTCTATTGGAACTGTTCACTCTCTTGATTAATTCCTTATCCCATTCGAAATCCTTTTCAAAGTCTTCCTTCATTTCCAAGTATTTGTATCGTTGGCATAGCTTAACGCAAAGTCCATCTTCAATCATTGACTGATACTTACTAGAAATTTGTAACTTGTCTTCAGCTTTATAAATCTTGATTCCTTTCAATATAGTTATTCTAAAATTAGCTGATACATTACTGTCAAATTCGATTACGAAGTATTCAACTGTAGTAGGCTTGTAGTTAGGGTCTTCTTCATCGTGTAGGTAATCAACATCGACCCATTCTGTCTCTATTGTATAGAGTTCAGCCAAGTGTCCTTTTACTTGGGCATCAATCATCATCTTGTCAGCAGGAATTAATTGCTTATAAGTATTACCGACTTTACGAGCTACACCGATACATCTGTCTGGAACAGCATCGACACAAAATGTTGGCCAGTGTTCAGTCATGTAAGCATTATATTCTGCATTAGTGTCTTTATATAATGATTGTGTGTCAGAATTATAACGAATTGTATAGAATTCATTCTTATCCTTTATTTTGTACACATCGCCCACTTCAGTCTGTCCATTAGTGATTTTTGAATCGATAATATCGACATTGGCGACTTCATACCAAGTGTCAGGCTTGACTGCAAATTTAATTTTCTTTGCGACATAGGCGTCATAGGTCTCATAATTTTCTAGAAGATAATCTTCACCGTTAAGTTCTGTAATTAGAGATTGCAAATCAGCAACGCCAGCCATAGCTTGTGTAGGTGTTGGAACTTCGCCATCCATACAGATTCCTGTTCGTTGAAAGGCATTTTGAATAAGAGAATTTACATCAATCATTTTTAACCTCATTAGTATTTATATCATTAACATTATATCATTAAAAAAGAAAAGGTCTGAAGGAAGTTAATCCAACAGACCTTATTAGAGAGATAGTGAAATTTGCTATTACATCTTGATGTATGCAACTACAGATTCACGTGGGTCAGGAAGACCAACAGCGAATGGAACAACGATACGAACACCAGAAGTGAATGTGTCAATGTTACCACCTTCGTAAGTCTGAACTTCGATAGCAGAATCTTCGAACTTTTCAGTTGTCATCTTAGTGCCTGGAAGTTCAGCGAACTTGTAGGAATCGAATGCGACTGCACCATCGATACGACACTGAGTGACAGCATACTTGACACCGTCTTCAAGCATTGGGACTAGAGTCAAGGATTCAGTTCCTTCTGGAACCCAAGCATTAGCGTTGTTGCAAGCCTTGTCAGCAATTTCAATACGAAGTTCAGGAATCTTGCCATTTTCATCGACAATGATAACATAGTCAGCATCGGTCTGAATGCCGTTCTTGTCTACAATCTTCAAGCCTTCTACCTTGAAAGCATCACCCTTGATAGCAGTACCAGTAACGCTCTTGATTGGTTCAAAGCCAACAACTTCGTCATCTTTAGATACTGGAGTAAGTGTTACGGAAGCTGTTCTAGTACTGGAACCTACAACGATTGGCATTAAGGATTCAGTAACGATTGTGGAAGCACCATACTTACCCAACCAGTTATCACGATAAAGGTCTTTGGCAATGTCTGGGTTATTGAAAGAACCGAGAGCCTTAGCAGCGATTCTATTACCAACTGTTGGATTGATGAAAGTAACCTTGTTACCAACTGCACCGGTCATATCCAAAGCACCTTGAGCATCGGAAAGAATTTCAAGACCTGCATCACCAACAACAGCCTGGGTAGCTTGGAATACAGTCTTGTTGATAGCAGCCTGTTCAACCTTACGTGCGACAGAGCGACCACGTGGAAGTGCAATCTGATTCTTGAATGATTCAATGTCATTCATTTTGTTCCAAAGGGTAATTTCGCAATCGTTGTCAGCAGCATCGCATAAGATTTCATATGGAATTTCGTTAATTGCATCGTACTGAGCAACGAGTCCAGACTTTCCTTCTGTAGAAGAGAGAATACGGCTCTTGCCTGGGTCTGGAAGATAGACGAAATAATGTCCACCATATTTCTTATTTTCCATCTGGTCCATTGGAATATAGGAATGAGCTTTCTTCAAGTAAGGGCAGTTAGCATACACTGCGGTAGCAATCATCTTTACTTTTTGGTTGTCGGTAAATGTCTGATCATTTGTAGCCATAATTTTTAATCCTCATAAAATGAATTGTTAATGTTGTTATTTGTACATCATGTCCAACAAAGCTTTAGGGTCACTGAAAATGTCTTTCTTTACTTCTTTATTGATTCCAGGTTTTCCTATTGGCTTTACTGGTTGTACATTTCTTTTGTTGTTATTCACATCAGTTCTATTCACATCAGTTCTTGACAATCTTTCAGCCAATTCTTCAATCTTTCGCATTCTGTCACTGGGAGAACGCATGATTGCTTGACCGTCTGGTGTCATTCCAATAGTGAATATGTCTTTTGTAGCATTCTTGTTGGTTGCAAGTTCGTACATAATCTTCGGTCCGATTGGAGAAAAGATAATGTAGTTCGACAAATCTGCATCACTGTCAATCAATTTTCCTAGACCAGCTTTCATTCCTGTGCCAACCTTTTCACGCCAATCAGCTTCCGCTTCTGGAGTGTTATAGATTGACTTGACACTTTTGTCCAACATAGTTCTATATTCTGCATCGACTTCGGCTTGACGCTGTGCTTCTTCCTGTTGTTTCTTATATTCGTTTATCTTTGCTTCAAGAGCTTCATTAACTCTTTCGTCAGCGAGATACTTTACATAGTCATCGTCATATTCAAAGTCTTTGCGAGTCTTAGGTGCGTACTTTGCAGGATTCTTAACTTTGTCAATTTCTTCAGCTAGTCGCTTGTCAAATTCTGCTTTAAGATTAGCAATTTCTTGCTTATGCTTGGCATTTTGTCTTGCGAACTGCTTATGAAAAGAATACTGGGCCTTTTCTAAGTCAGTGTATTGATGTGTGTTATTTGTCTTTCCAATGTTGCTGTTCACATTGTCATTTTCTACTTCATTAGATGCTTCACTAGGACTATTGTCAGCTACAATGCCTGCTTCTTCTGATGGTTCGACAGCTGTTGATTCAGTCGAATTAGCTGATTCTTCAACATTATCAACATTCATGTTATTAAGGAGTTCTTCATCCATATTTTATATACCTCTCATAACGCCATATTTGCTGAATGTAGGTCAGTGGCGTTCCAACCTACTACACTATTATGTATACAAATTAACTTTTATAGCATGTAACGATTCTGTATTTCCCTTTCAGCTTCTATCAAACCACATGGAACAATGTCTTGTGTATATGTCAATGCAAGTGCGTCAGCGATGTCAGGTGAACGCCCTATGCTCAACTTGATTTCTTCCTTCGGAATCAGTTGAATTTTATTGTTGTTATTGAGAATATATTTCGTTGCATGTAATTCTCTGGACAATTCTTCTGTTATGCCTTTCAGTCCCCACTCTTCAATGCCTTTCTTCATGTTGATATAGATTTCAGCACGTCTATTGGCATATGCTTGATTTTTAGCTTTACCCCCGAACGGAACTAATTCTGCATTTACGCCTGCTTCACTTAATCTTTCGTGCAAGTCCAACCCATAAGCTTCATCTATTGCAATATGTGATAGGTCAGCCTTTCCATGTGTCATTATAAGGCTTCTAACCAACGAGCATAGTTCAGAATTGGAAGCAATCTTCTTTTCCACTATGTCAATTATTTCATTTTGATTCCTTACAACGATTACATTGCTGTCCTTACCCAATCCACTACAGTCAATCCCTATGGCATAGCCGTTGTTGTTCCTTTGTGTGTATTTTGGTGCCGAGGTCAATAATTGAGAAGTGAAGAGTATTCCTGTTGATGTATCTTCTACCAATTCACCATAAAGTTCCTGTCTCATTAGATTATCATCAAGACAAGTAGATTTAACTAAGTCCAATGTTCCTTGTGTAATAAGTTCCTTATCCAATAGCGACATCATATTGCCACGAATAATTTCAATCTTGTCTGGGTCTGCTTTTCGTACAAATTCATTCCACCAAGAACCTACACGAGGTGTTGTCATACAATAAATTTTAGGTGAAATTCCCTTACCACGCATACAGAATGCCATAGTACCAAAGAAGTCAGCTGGAGCAAGAGCAACCTCGTCACAAATAGCTATACTGATTTCTGTGAATCCGTCTACAAGCTTCTATATTCTCATAGGAAAGTCCATAAATAGTGCCATTGCCACAAGTAATCACATGGGTCTGAAAGTTACGATGATACTTTATCTTCATTTCTTCCAGACGCTTGGATATTTCATTGAGCAAGTTCAATTCAAGTCTGCCATAGTCCTGAGCCCATACGAATAGCCTTTTACCTTCCTTGACACTTAGTGCAGCAATCAAAGAAGCTATAAAAGTCTTTCCTGATGAACGCCCACAGTTTAATACTACTGTTGGTTTATCGGATAATAAGAACTTCTTTTGATGTGGGACTAATTTGTACTTAACTTCCATTATGCGTCTTCTATGATTACTTTTAATTCTGTATCAGTATTAACATTTGCGTCAATGTTTTGTTCAACCTTTTCGCTGTAGCTATTTTTGTAGCGGCGTTTTAACAATTCCAAATATTGTACTTTCCCTCCAAGCATATATTTGTTAGTTAAATCATTCTGTATGCGAAACTTCATGCACATAATCCAGTCAATCATTTGTTCTAACAGTTCAACTGTTTCACTGTCAAATGTAGAATTTGCTGGCTCAAAACTTCGTGGATTCCATAGCTTATAATTTTCAACTTTAGACCTTAGTTTAATCGGTAGATATGACTGAATATTTCTCATTACAGTAGCAACACCATAATAAGACATTTCATCTGCTTTTGTATTTTTTGGTTCATAGTTCAACAAAGTCATAGTAATTCCACAAGGGTTATATCCGATTGTGTCAGTATCAAGGTTATTATTAATACTGAAGGTATCACTTAACGAAGACATACTATTTGCACAATCAGGAATGTATACTGGTTCAACAAAGTTTTCCAACAACCATTTCATTTGTTTGTTGCGGAGTGTCATTCTTTTCTTTATAGCATTATGTGTTGCAGCCATAATTAATTCTCCCACGAAAAATGTTTGTTAATTTTGTAATAGTATTTCTCTTTATTATACTGCGAAGTGTTTTCTAAACAACCGTAACCATAATGCTCAAAATACCTTCTTCCAAATTCACTTCGCAGTCTAGATTGTCTAGGTCTTTTCTTCTGTGCATCGCTCAATTTAGATTTTGTATTTTCAGAAAACACTCTACCTTTATTACCAGAACCGTTAGTGTTTCCTTTCATCCTAGCTTTCAAGTTTGAAATATATGTTTCATCAGTTGTAAACTTAAAAAAGTCTTTATGAAGTATTCTATTTCCGTTATGAACTGACCTTCTAATCCAAATAAGTTCACTGGATTTTACTTCTTTATACCTACCCATTTCATTTAATTCTTTGTATGAATACTTCCATTCAAGTACATGGTGTGGTATGTACATTTCTGGTGATTTAATCATTTCTTCAAAAGTAGAACCATCAGCAATTTCTATTTCCCAAGGGTTATTTCCAAATACTTTTCTAGTTTTATACTTTTCTGAAATCATAATCACTTTTCCTCCTTATACGAATCTGTCCTTTAGCATTTCTATCAACTGAATGACCTTTTCGTTCTGAGTGACTATTTGTTTCAACAAGTCAATCATTTCCTCTTCTCTTTTTGACTGACCACCATCGCATTCTGTGAATTCTACTTCTGCCAACTGCTTTTCTTCTTCAGTTTTCTTCTTTTTTGTCATATTAAATACCTCTCTTACACTGTTAAATAGGTCAGCGTTACCTTACGGCGTTACCTTATTTTCATTATTATTTATATCGACTTTATA